TTTTTACATTGTATAATTTTTTTATCGTGGGGCATGTATGATCTTGTGTCAAATTCTAATTCTCCACCATCGTATTCGCTTTCATCATTTAATTGACAAGTTACTGACAGCTTTCTTATTTTACCAAATGCATTGGGTTTTGTTTTATCTTTGTATGGAGTATCTTGAGAATCACAATGCCAATCGTAATATTGATTTAATTTATATTTTGTAAATTGACAAGACTCAGAAGAATCCCAATCAAAATTCCAGCCAGCTCTTTTATTTGCTTCATCTATGTATGGATGTATTTCTTTATAAATCCAATTATCATTTAACCAAGCAACATTTGAATTTCTTAATTTTTTTAAATTTTGTTTTTCTTTATTATTTAAAGGATTTTTAGACACGTCTCTTGACACACCTTCTCCTCCTGTTATCCCTATTTGATCCTGACAACTTAAACCATAATCTATAATCTCATCACAAATTCTTTCTGGTAAAGCAGACGGAAAACAATAAAAATAATCACTTAAGTTCATATAACATACTTTGTATAAAATTAATTTTATGGCTTTCATTCGAGTTTACGTAATAACTTTTATTAGATGGAAACATAATAAAATCATTTGTAGATAATTTAACAACATGTTCTTTATTTTCATTTACAAAGATAGTTACTTCACAACTATCTTTATGTATTTCTGTTCCATAAAGAACAGTAAAATTATATTTGTGTTTCATTATTTTTGAAGATTGTAATGGTAAATAAAAACTACCCCATGTTTCAATACCCTCTAATGATAGTTTATGTTTAGCTATTGCATAATCTCTAATATAGGTATCAACTTTATCTAAATCTCTTGAGAAAGGAAATTTTTTATTAAGATACTCTTGTTCGAAAGTACCCATGATTAATGGTTTAGAATTTATTTCAAATCCTTTAGGCATGTTAACTTTACCATAATACAGACTAGTGCTTGTTAATTCTTTCTTTTGCATAAACGATATTATTATAATCTAATTATAGTAATAATCAATTATAAATTATCGTCTGTTAAATCCCATCTTCCATTATCTTCATTCCAATTATAAAACCATAAATGAGTTAATGCATTGTTTTGTGAAATTTGTTCTTCTGTTAAATCAGGTGCGTCCCCTACTGGAGATTGCCATTCTTTTGCAGAAACATTTTTAACCCAAGACGGATATGGTTTAGCGGGCCAAAACATATCATTTGTAGCATCCCAAGTTCCACCTAGTTGTGCAAAATTTACTCTAAAATTTAAATTGTATGAAGTTTGTATCCATTTTTCTGCAGGCCAATTACTATGTGTTTGTAAATATTGTTGTCCTAATAATTCTTGTTCTTCATTATTTTCATCTAACAAATTGTGATTGTCAACACAATGTACTGCTAGAATTAAATTGTCATCGTCTATTTTTGCAAAGTGTGCCATATTATTGAAACTTATACCTTATTATTACTATACCTGAGCCACCAGCACCAGGAACAGCACTATTTGTACCTTGAATAGTTCCTCCGCTACCGCCGCCTCCTGTGTTTGCATCTCCAGCATTACCTGGGGTTAAACTACCTGCAGGTGGTGTTTCTCCGCCACCGCCTAATCCTCCTGCACTGGGCCCATTAGGTGTTGAGTATATTCCTCCAGCACCTCCGCCAGCAAAATATTGATTACCACCACTAGGCTCTCCATTTGAACTAACAAAAGCAGTTGGAAAGGCTTTACCTACTCCACCAACACCACCGACATTGTTTGGACTTCCTGTTCCGCCGACAGCATTTTTTCCGCCTCCGCCTCCGCCAGCGTCATTTCTTGCACCACCATTATTTCCTTCATCAGTAGTTCCTGATCCAGCGTTAGATGTACCTCTACCACCTTGTCCTCCACCAGAGCCTCCTGGATTTCCGTTTGCCATTCTATCTGCACCGCCTCCTCCACCTCCTACAGTGGAAACTCCAAATGCAGATGAAGCAGAACCGTTACCTCCAGCCGCTTTTGTAGCACCCATTGGGGAACCTGGAGAAACACTTGCACCGCCTCCTCCGACAACTATTGGATAACTTTGTACTGATACAGGCACACCTCCTGTTGCTGGTTGTGGAAAATTGTCTCTTAACCCTCCAGCACCACCACCGCCTGAAATATATCTTCCACCTCCAGCACCGCCAGCTACAATTAAATATTCTATTGAATTTGATGTTGATGGGTCTCCAGCACTTGTAACTTCAAAAGTTCCATTTCCTGTGAATGTATGAATTTTATGATTAACTTCTGTCGTTATAGTTCCTCCTGTAGCTTGAACAAAAGGAGGTGGAGCGCTTCCACCAGAACCAAATCCTAAAACTTGATAACCAAATGATTTACTTTTTAGTGTTTGTGTATTTTTTGTATTTTTACTTGAAATAAGTTTATTTTTTAAATCTCTCATATCTAAATTCCTTATGCGTCGTTAGCAGCATCAGTAGTAAAGAATAATTTTATACCTAATAGTTTTGCATCTGCTGTTAAATTATCTGCTGAAACATCTCTAAAGATATTAAAAAATACTTGTTCACCTGCCGCAGGTGAACCTGCAATTGTAATTGCAGATGATTCATTTCCAACCATTAAATCATTAGCTGTGCCACTAAATCCTATTGCTGTTCCTTGTCCTGTTCCAAACCCTACATCGATAGGACCATCATTAGCTACTGCAACACCCGCTAAAATAAATTTAGCTGAACCCGTGTTTGTTGTATCTGCTGTAAAAAAAGGTTGAAAAGTTACTGTGCCTTCATTCCATGATTTAGGAAATGCAACAGCAAATTGAGCAAATTCATCTGAAGATTGATCAAAATCTAAAGTTTTAAGTTCAGGCTGTCCAGCTGTTAACTCTGTTTGTGCTATATCTGCACAACCATTTGTAGTTGTTGGATACATCGCTACTGCTGGAACCCAAATAGTTTCTTTACCAGCAATTTTAATTGCACCAGTGTTATCTCCAGCATCTACTGCTTTAGCAACTCCAGTTCCATTAGGAGCTATAGTTATGTCCCCATTAGCTGCGTCTGTAATTGTGATTGTACCTGAGTTAGTACCTGAGTTAGTATCTAAAATTAAATCATGTGCTCCACTAGAAGTTATAGTTGCATTTGCGGCACCTGTTCCAAAAACTGTTTCTCCAGTTCCTTTTGGTTTTATAGCTATGTCAATATTTGAATCACCACCTGTTGCAGATAAAGTTGGATCATTTCCTGTAGCAGCATTTGCTAAAGTAAATTCATTAACTGCTGAACCTGTAGCTGTTAAAAGTGCAAGTTCATTTCCGTTAGTATCTAAAATTGAAGTTCCAATTTTAGGACTAGTTAAAGTTTTGTTTGTTAAAGTTTGTGTTCCGGTAAGAGTTACATCTCCACTTCCAAAACCAGTATCAAAAACACCTGTGTTAGTTGCTACACCATCAAAGTATACAATTTTATGTGATTTATCATCTGTTGCAAAAGTAACAGTTGCACCTGAACCAGATGCAGCTTTTAATTGTACTGTTTCTGCGTTTGTAGTTGCATTTTGAATAATATAAAAATTTTCTGTAAGAACAGGAAAAGTTACAACTCTTGATCCTGTAAGAGCACCTGTTAATTTAATAACTCTTTGTTGAGCTGTGCCTGTTAAAGCACCATCATCAATATCTAAAGCCACAGTTCCCGAACCTGCGATAGATACTTCTAAAAATCCACCAGTTAATTGTTCGATAAGTTGTAAATTTGCGTTAGTCTTTGTTCCCCATGTACCGGCGTTTTCACCAGTGGCCATTAACTCTAAGCCAAGATCCGTAAAAGTTGATGCCATAATTTTGTTCTCCTAATTATTGTTATATATATTGTTTAATTATGTTTAAGTCAAACATATTTATGCTGTTTTAGTTGTATATCCTGTACTTGTTTTTGGCGTCTTAGTTGAATAACCACTAACAGACGTTTTAGGACTTTGTGTTGAATATCCTGTGCTTGTTTTAGGATCAAGTTTTCCATAATATCTAAGAATTAATCCTGCAGCGTTAACACTAGATGTTGCTAGTTGACCTGTTAATCCCATAGTCATTTCTGTTGGAGAAATAGTACCTATTGTTGATGTAGAACTAACCCCGGTTAACGGAACCCCTATTTCAAGTGTTAAAGATCCTACAGAAGATGTTGTTGATACACCTGTTGGTGTAATTATTTGATTTGAACTAACAGTTAAATCTCCTGGACTAGATGTTAAACTAACTCCGGTCAATCCCATAACATCAGCTGGAGAAATAGATCCAACACTTGAAGTTGTTGAAACTCCTGTTAATCCCATAACATCAGCTGGAGAAATACTTCCTACGTTAGATGTTGCACTAACTCCTGTTGGCACAACTGTACAATCTATAACTAAACTTAAAGAACCAACATTAGAAGTAGAACTTACGCCTGTTGGAGATATTACAGATGTTAAATCAAAACCTAATGATCCAACACTAGAAGTTGCAGAAAGTCCTGATGGTTGAATAAGCTTGTTAAATGAATCTCCATAAGGTTCTTCACCCCAACCATTTCTACCCCAACCAACTAAAGTACCGGCATTGTCAAAATCACCAAGTTCTGTTTGAGCTTGTACACCTGTTGGTGTTACAATAGAAGTTAGATCAAGAGTTAATGATCCTACTGAAGATGTAGCACTTACACCAGTTGGTTGTACAGTAACAAGTTGAGTTGCTGTAACACTTCCAACACTAGAAGTTGCACTTACACCAGTTGGTGCAACAGAATATTCTACTCCCCAACCAGAATTACCCCATTCTTGTCGGCCCCAACCTTCTTTATTAGAAGCTTCTAATGAACCAACTGTACTTGTAGTACTAAGACCTGTTAAAGAAACTGTAAGAGTATTAGATGCCCAGGAATTTTGGTTCCAAGCTACTGAAGGATTATCACCACCCCAGATAGATGCCATAAGGAGTCCCTCCTTATGCTATCCGAAGAATTGCGTTAGATGCGTCTGCTGTTGGAAATTGAATTGTAAAAGTTCCACTTGATACAGTTTTGTCTCCACCAA